GACGTTGAAAGCCAAAGGGCAGGCAATGACCCTGACCCGCGTATCCGGCGGGACGTATGACCCGGTAGCGGGCAGCACGACAGGGGCAACGACACAGACATGGACGGTCTACGGCATCGAAACAGCTTTCCGCGACGGCCTCACCATGTCGGCGGGTACGCTGATTCAGTCCGGCGACCGTCAGGCGGTTGTAGCAGCAGACCAGGCAACGCCGGTGCCGGGGGACTCCCTGACCATCGGCGGCGTGGCGTGGAAGGTGATAGCGGTTTCTCCGGTAAATCCGGCGGGTACGGCGCTTTTGTTCAAGTTGCATGTGAGGAAAGGATAATGCCCGGCTCCTTCTCCATCGACCTCTCCCGCTTCGCCGTGAACAGCGAGAAGCAGATGAAGCTGGTGATCCAGAAAATCACGATGGAAGCGTTTGAACGCGTTGTGCTGAAAACCCCGGTCGATACCGGCAGGGCAAGGGCGAATTGGTCGCCAGCTATCGGCGCACCTACAACGGCATCCTCCCCTGACAAGATGGACAAGAGCGGCGGGGCCACCATCGCGCTGGCACAGAAGGCGGCTTTCGATTGGAACTGCATCGGCTCAATCTTCCTGTGCAACAATCTCCCCTATATCGGGGCGCTTGAGTACGGGAGCAGTAGGCAAGCTCCGGCAGGCATGGTGCGGGTAACGCTGGGCGAGATTTCGGCGCATTACGGGGGCAGATGATGGGCGCACCTGAATCAAAGATCCGCGCCGCCTTCGTGACGAAACTGCTCACCTTCCCCAGCTTGCCAAGTGTGGCTTACGAGAACGTGGCATTCACGCCGACAGCCGGGACAACGTACCTGCGCCCTTTCCTCCTCCCTGGGGAGCCGGTACAAGCAGAACTCGGCACAGCAGGACAGAACCGGCACAGCGGCATCTATCAGATCAGCATCTACGCACCCGCAGGGGTGGGAACATCGGCAGCCGGAACCCTCCGCGATAACCTCGTGGACTTCTTCAAGCGCGGCACGCTGATGACCTACTCAGATATCACGGTGCAGATTCAGAAAGCATTTCCCGGCCCGGAGCTTCAGGAAACGGACTGGATACACATACCGATTACGATTCGATACCGGCTACTCGCAGCCAATTAACGCATAACAGGAGTACATCATGGCACTCACAACGACAGACGGCAGCAAAACGCTATACACCTATTTCCCCGAGACTGTACCCGGAACAGCCGTTGCGGGTGCTTACCAGACTTTGCGCTCAAAGGTAGGCGTAAAATTCGACCTGAAGCGCGACACCTTCATGAGCAAGGACCGCCGTTACGACCGGATGGAATCGTCCATGAGCTACGGCAACCGCAGCGGGTCCGGGTCCATCCCGATTGAGTGGAGCTATGGCACCTACGACAGCATCCTTGAGGCTATCACCGGCGGGGCGTGGGCCGCTGAGATTCTGAAAGTCGGGAACGCCGTCAATACGTTCAGCTTTGAGGAAACATCCGACGAGCTTGACATCGTTGAGCGGATACTCGGCTTGCAGTTTTCCGGCTTCAGCATTTCGCAGAAAGTCAACGGCATCGCGGAGGGCTCGCTTGATTTCATCTTCCGAGACACCCGCGTGGCGCAAACGAAGGGCGTCAATCTCGCCTACGACTCCTCGGCAAAGACCATCACCCGTGCATCCGCTGGATTCCAGACCATTGACGGCTGGCAACTTGGGGATGCGGTTTGCGGCCTCGGCAACGCTGACGCAGGCAACAACAACACGACCGGGTGGGTAATCACCACCCTGACCGATACCGTGATGACGTTCACCACGGCAACCGGGATCGTTACAGCTACCGCAGCCGCAGGCATCGTGCTGAACCTCGCAACCATCGCAACCTCGGTTGTTGCCCCTACCACCATCGCCCCTTTCGACTCCTTCACCGGCACCATCCAGGAAGGCGGCTCGACCATCGCCCATGTCACCGGATGGGATCTCAAGGTTGAGCAATCCGTTGAACCGAATTTCGCTTGCGGCTCGGCAATGGCGCAGTCTGTCAGCGTCGGCACCATCAAAGTGAGCGGCAATATCACGGTATACTACATCGACCAGGCGCTCAGGAAGAAGTTCATCAACGGCGTCGGCTCCAGTCTCAAGCTGATCCTTGGCAGCGTGTCGGCAACGAAAGCATACACCATCGACCTTGGAACGGTGAAATACACCAGCAACACCCGTGATGACGCAGAGCTGGCCCGTACCGAATCACTGGCCTTCGCAGCAACCTACACGGCAACCGACACGACAATTAAAATCACCCGGACTCCGTAACTGGCATGGGATGTTAAGCGGTTCATCTCCTCCCCCGTATGGCCGGTTTCGTTGACTCCGGCCAGCATCCCCCTCTTTTCAACCCTCAACAGAAAGGATTTACGCAATGAAGGAAGCAAAAGGGTTTGACCTCGCAGCACTTGACCAGGACGACACCGCAATCATTCAGATAGTCCACCCTTCCACGGGCGACGAAATCGGCGCCACCGCCACAGTATACGGGCAGGACTCCGAAATCTACAGGTCAGAGAGCCGCAAAGCGGAGGCGAGGTATACGGAGTACAGCAGGCGCAACCGTGGGAAGTTCATGCCCCCGGAGATGCGCGAAGAACTCGACAAGCGCAAAGTGATTGCCTGCACCAAGAGTATCGACGGGCTGGCATATAAGGGCGCACCCCTCACCGACCCGGAGGACATTTTCAACCGCTTCCCGTGGATCTATGAGCAGGTCGTCACGGGGCTGATGGACAGGGCAAATTTTATTCGGGGCTCGTCGCAGAAATAATCACATACGCGGAGAGCCAATTCAAATTTGATAAAGTCCCGAAGGGTGCAAGCAAATCCCTTCGGGCGCAGCTAGAGGAAGTAGAGCGGATATCCGGCTTCACCCCGCCGGAATTGCAGGGCCTCCCGGAACTCCCGGAATGTGCAAAACACGTTTGGGGATGGTTTTTTGAACTGAGCGGTCGGCGCACATGCGGCATGGCAATGAATCCGATCACCTGGCCCGACATTGACGCCTGGGCTCGGCTGAAGGGCATCACGTTGAGGCAGTGGGAAATGGACGCCCTTGCGGGCATTGACGATGTATTCCGGACTGAGATGACGCCGCCGGCGAAGGATTGAACATGGTTGACATCGCTACGCTCGCGATCCAGGTGAAAACAGAAGGCGTGCAGCAGGCCAACGCGCAGATGAGCAGCCTTGCCAGCAATAGCGAGAAGGCTGAACGCGCAACTGACAAACTCGGATCATCCTTCGCGGGCGCAACTCGCTACATGATAGCGGCGCAATCTGCCCTCGCAGCGATGGGCATCGGCCTATTCATTAAGCAGTGCATCGACGCGCAGCTGCAAGTTGAACGCCTCGGCAGGCTGATGAACGCAGCGGCCGGCAGCGCGAACCTGGGCGCTCGTGAAATGGAATACGCCCGCACAGTCACGAAGAAATACGGCCTGGATCTGGTGACCACTACGGAGAGTTACGGCAGATTCATGGCGGCGGTTCGCGGTACTACCATGGAGGGCGAGAAAGGCCGGGCAGTATTTGAGGCCGTGTCTAAGGCGTCTACCGCTCTCGGAATGAGGGCTGATGAAACCGCTGGCGTCTTCAAAGCCCTTGAGCAGATGATGAGTAAGGGCAAGGTTCAGGCTGAAGAGTTGCGCGGGCAGCTCGGGGAGCGTTTGCCGGGCGCTTTCTTAATGGCAGCAAAAGCCATGGGGATGAGCACCGCCGAATTGGACAAGAACCTCGTGGCGGGCAAGGTCATGGCTGATGACCTCCTCCCGAAGCTCGCCGCTGAACTTGAAAAGACTTACGGAGCCGCAGCGGTAGAGGCGGCGAAATCCGCACAGGCCGAAATCAACAATTTCAACAACGCGCTCTTTGAATCGAAAGCGGCTGTCGGTAACGCTCTCATGCCAGCCATGGGCGATATTCTGTCATCCCTCCGGCCCGTGATCGAGATGGTGGGAACCGCTATCAAGGCGTTTCAACAGCTTGCTGTTTCATACGCCGTCACAATGGGCAAGATTTCAGCGGCGCAAGAGGTGGGATGGTTCGGGCTGATGACCAACAAGGGCCGGGCGCAGTACAAGCAGGGAGCGGCCAACGCTGAAGAGGCCGGATGGCAGCAGTACCAGGAAATCGAGAATCGGTACAAGCGCCCTACTTCTACCGGGTACACGGCGGCTGAAATCCTCCGGCAATCTCAGAATAAGCCCGTCACGCCAGCAGGGAAAGACGGCAAAGGCGCAGCCGACAAAGCCGCACGAGAAGCGGAGCAATGGCGCAAGACCTACGCCGACCTTCGCAAAGAGGTTGACGCCCTCACTCCCGGCCTTGACGAGTACGCCAAGAAGATTTCCGACATCGACAACAAGTACACCGACCTGATGCACAAGAAGGGCGCGGATATCGTGCTCTTGCAGCAGCTCCGGGCTGAACACCTGAAGGCTATCGAGGTCCAGAAGCAGGTTGACGCCACCAGCAAGGAATTCAAGGCACTGGCAACCGCCGAAGAGGAGGCCGCGAACCTCGCCCAAGCGCAGCAGGAGGTTGAGGATTGGAACCGCTCGGTACGGGATATGGTAGCGGTACTAGACCCGGCGATATTGAAAGAGAAGCAGTTTTCGGACGGTATCTATGACATCAACCGGGCCTTCAGTGGGGATGAAGGCGCGGCGGCCATTGATGCCTACACGAACGCCTTTTTCAAGCTGAAGGAAGTGCAGTCGGAAAGTATGGATCTTGACATCAGCCTGATTACCGATCCTTATGAGCAGCAACGCGCAACGATGGAAAGGTATTACTCCGAAGAACGCAAGAAGATCACCGAAAACTTGAAGCTCATGAAGGACGCCGGGAAGGAGCGCACCGAAGTTTATACCGCCCTGGTGGGGAAGCAGACCAAACTTGATGCGGCGCAGGCGCAGAAGGCGAAGCAGATAACGGAAGAGGAAACCAGTTCGAGGCTATCAAATTACGCAGATTATGCGAGCCTTGTCGGTGGAATGTTCACGGCATTGGCCGAAACTCAAGACCAGAGCAGTCGCAAGGGCTTTGAGGCAGCCAAGGCGCTCAATATCGGCGCGGCAATCATGAGCACGGCGGCGGGAATAATGAAGGCTCTGGCTCAAGTGCCGTACCCGATGGACATTGTGCAGGCGGCGGCGGTGGGTGCCATGGGCGCGATCCAGATCGCCAAGATAGCATCCACTACCTTCGGCGGCGGGGCAAGTTCGGTAGGGGCTGTTTCGGTAGGCTTCTCGGGCGGCGGCGGCAACACAGCAGGCGGCGGCTCGGTGGGCGGCTCCATCAGCGCCCCGTATACCTCGGTGGGCGACTCACAGACGGAAGAATCCCTTCAGGCGCTTGCGGCATCAGCTGACAATGCCTCGCTCGCCCTCAACAAGGTATCGGACGGCCTCACAAACATCGCGGATCTCTTTTCCTCCGACCGGGCGAAACTCTTAAGCGGGAGCATCACCCAGGGGGAATACGACATCCCGGCGACAAACTTTTCCAAGCAGAACCGGGCCATATTGAATGTGGGCGACTCTCTGAAGCATCCGTTTTCCATCGAGTCGATGATAACCACTCTCGGTAATGCGCTCGGGCTTGGCACTCTGTTCGGCTTCGGTAACCAATGGTACACGAAGGCGCAGGGCCTAAAGCTCGGCGGGACCGGCACAGCCATGACCTCGATGGGCTACCTTGAAAAGCAGAAAGACGGCGGGTGGTTCACGAGCGACAAGCACAGCACTGAGAAGTTTGCCCTTGACCCCGGCTTGACCGGAGCCCTCGACGGCTACATGCAGTCTATCCGCAGCACCATCATCAGGGCGGCCACTGTCATGGGTACGGATGCCAACCTTGAAAGTGCAATCCTGCCGGCTGGAAAAATCAAGACCTCGGGCAGAACAGCTGAAGATATCCAGAAAGACCTTGAAAAATGGTTCGGCAAGGCCGCCGACGCCATGGGGCAGACGGTCACCGGGCTGAAGGACTTCACCTATTACGGGGAAAGCGCGTTTGACGCATTGGTGCGCCTCGCCAGTGCGATTCAGAACGTCAATGAAGGGCTATCCCTGATCGGCGCTGGCCTTATCAACTCCACCCTTGCCGGGGCCGATGCCGCCGACAACCTGCAGAACCTGATGGGCGGAGCGGATAAATTCAACGAGTCCATCGATACCTACTTCACCAGCATGTTCACAGAGAGCGAACAGAAGGCCATGAAAGCGGCGCAGGCTACCCGCCAGGTGTCCGTAGCCTTCGCGGAGATGGATCGGGCAGTGCCGAAAACGCGCACGGATTTCATCTCTCTTGTGAACTCCCTCGATGTGACAACGGAAGCCGGGGCCTCAACCTTCGCGGCACTGATGAGCGTGTCGGAAGCCTTCGCCCTGATGACGGAATCCGCGGCAACGGCAAGCGAGGAGATGCGAACCGCATTTCTCGATACGGCCATGAGTGCAGCCGAAGCCCTCAAGAATATCATGGGGGGGTCCTTCAGCACCCTCACGCCGTCACAGATGCTCTTTCAACAGCAGGGCGCATGGAATGGCGCGGTATCCACCGGCAATACGACCGCCCTTCCCGGGCTTGCGGAATCCTACCTCACGTCAGCCCGGGAGATGTTCGGCAGCGGGACCGGCTACACGAAAATCTATGAAACCGTTACCCGCACCCTGGCAGACGTAGCAGGCATCAGCGGAGATATCACTCTCGACAACGTACAGCGCCAGATTGACGCGATTACCCGGGTACAGGATGCGATTGCAGCCGGGACAATGGCAATGGTCAACTCAATCGCGGAACTCCGGGCAGAAATCGCGGCCATGCGGAAGGATGCCGACGCGAACGCGCAGAAGATCGTCAACGCGACCGACAACAGCGCGGATACTTTGGCCGGGACGTTTGCGGCAGTGGCGAGGGCCTGATGGCAATTACTGACGCTCAATACGCCGAATGGCTCAAAAAGGAGGACGCTCAAAGGGTCCTGCTCGTGGAGGCGAAGTATTACAACAGCGGGGAGCAAACCGCGTACCTCGCTTCAATGCCGTTCGTTTCAAAGCCCTCCGACACCCCTGCAAATACTGAGTATCAAGATGTGGTACTCGACATCCCAAAATACTCTTGTGCTCTCGGTGACGCTCTCCAAGGCTACACAGTCCCTTCCTGGGGTGACATCATCATCGACAATTCCGAATTTTCGCGGGATGCGTGGCTAGGGTACGGGTGGGACGGGCGCGCCGTTTCGATTCTGTTCGGTGACCAGACATGGCCGCGTGCGTGGTTCAAGTCGGTGATGACCGGGACGATCAGCGGGATCTCCGTTCCCAACGCGAACCAGATCAAGATGAGCATCAAAGACAATCAGTGGGCGCTCAACACGCCGATCCAGTATCGGCTTATCGGCGACCCCACCCTTGTCAGCGGAACCACCTACAAGGTATGCGAAGATGCCGTAACGTCCATCGATGCAGTATACGATAACGGCGTGCTCCTCAACCCCTCCGATTACACGACAAGCCCTGCAACCACCCCAGCAACATTCACCCTCGACACGGCAGCCGTGGGCAGAGTAACGGCAGAATATACCGGCGGGGCAACGGCAACCGGCGACGTGATCCCACTGTGCTATGGCGAGGTTTTCAACATCTCCCCGAAATGCCTGTCAACCGCCCTGCTCGTCTACCAAGTGCATGATGGGCCGATTCATTCCATCGTGGAGGTGCGCGATAACGGCATCCCGATTGAGTTCACGGAAGACCTGACAACGGGCCGCTTCACCCTGCTATCAAAACCTGTTGGGACCGTGACCTGCGATGTGCAGGGGGCCACCTCCGGCGGCGTGTTCGTGGAGGGCATTGGGCGCATCATTCGATACATCCTGATCCAGCAGACGGACCTACCGGTGACGGGCATTGATAGCGCCAGCCTCCGGGATTTCATCGTCGCGGCACCGCAGCGGTGCGGCATCTACATCAACAGCAGGCGCAACACTCTGGACGTGGTAGACGATCTAGATAAATCCGTGGGCGGCTTCTACACGCCCGGCAGGGATGGGCGGCTCGTGTTCGGGCAACTCGACAATGTGCCGGGCGCGTCTACGATGACATTGACCGCTGACGACATCGTGCAGGGCGGCCTTAAAATCGTCAAGCAGTCCGTTCCATGCCAAACTACCCGCCTCGCCTACCTCCGAAACTACACGCCACAAGAAAACGTTTGCGGGGCCGTAACGGATGCAGACCGGGCGATTTACGCGCAACAATGGCGGTATGCACAGAAAGCGGATCCGTCAATCGAAACCGCGCACCTGTTGGCGGCTGAACCAGACGCAAAACAGACATGCCTTGTATTGAGGGCTGACGCGGTAACGGAAGCCGCACGACAACAGGCGCTCAACGGACCCGTGAGGACGACCTATTCAGTCGAATGTGTCACCCTCCCCCTGACGGTTAACCTGGGCGACGTGATAACACTGACACACCCCCGCTACGGTCTCGGATCAGGGAAACAGGTCTATGTCGTGGGCATCTCCGAATCAATCATCAATCGCCGGGTGACGCTCACCCTTTGGGGCTGATATGGCAAATATGCGGATCATCCACACCAACGTCATCGACGGAGCCGCTAACCTGGCATCTTCTCCGGCGTGCGCAACCGGAATGCCGGTGACGAACATTCAGCTTGCCCGGCGCGGCTCATTTGCGCGGGAAACGACATCGACATCGTGGACGATATCCGGGGAGTATTCCGGCATCGTCTCGGCAATGTGCATTGTTGGCCACAACCTCACCGGATCGGCAACCGTGCGCCTTCGGCTGTATTCGGATTACGCGAAAACAACAACCGTTTACGATTCGACAGCCCTGCCCGTTTGGACTCCTCAAGTGTGGGGAGATCCGGCAGCGTCACCAAATGGCGGGCTTGAGTGGGGTGTCCTCCCCTGGCTGGCTACCGGTATCCTGTCGGGCACCCCTGAATATTTTCCAGTGTGGTTCACCTCCATAGCGAATGGCGTAGCCTTTACGATTGACATCGTGGACACCAACAACGTTGACGGATACCTGCAAATCGGCAGGGTCTACCTGGGGGAATACTGGTCACCGACAGTCAATGATGCTTACGGCCTTTCGATGTGGTGGAAAGAGGCATCAAAGCAGACCCGCACTGACGGCGGGAGCCTTCGGACGGAAGGATATTACCCTTACCGCGCTTTCTCATGCTCCTTCGACGCCATGGACGAAACCGACCGCAGCAACTTCATGGAGATAATCCGAAAGCTCGGCCTCCGGCTGGACTTCTTCATCTCATTCAATCCTGGCGCCGGGGGAGATATCGAGCGGGATTATATGGCCGCGTGCAAATTCGTCACCATTCCCGCAATGAAGCACCCCGATTTCGGGCGGTTTGAAACTGACGTGACGATGGAGGAAATATAGATGGCCGTTGACTACAGTTCATACAAGCCGGTTACCGGGGACACGCAATACGCCACCAAGATAAACAATTTCATCGAGGCCGTTGAAACCGATATGAACCTGAAACTTGACACCTCGGCATTCGTTGAGCGCCCCATTGATGAGAAAACGGCAGACTACACCACCGCCACCGCAGACCACACGATTGAAATTGACGCAACGATTGGGGACGTAACGATAACGCTGCATGATGCGACAACCTGTAAGGGGCAAATACTTATTTTCCGCAAAACTGATGCGACGGGATACATGGGCATTATCGGAACCGTCTACACACTTTACAGTCAAAACGAGTTTGTTCAATTGCAATCCAACGGCACAGCATGGGTAAGGATCGGATAATGGCCGGAATCGACACCCGCATATTGGTCACCAACTCAGACGGAATCGGGCGATACCTGGCTATCAGGACGTTTACCGACCACCTGACCATCACGGATGAGTCAACATCTCAGGTGATGACGATTGCCCTTACGACATCGGTGGAAGGTGACAATACCGGCGACCAGACGGCAATGACTGTGCCGCTTGAGGCAACTTGGGGCATTAATGCGGTGGAAGTCCATGGGGCAACGCTGGAATTGTCCGGGGAGATTGCGGCGGTAGCAGCGGGACAGGTGATTGTGCTGACCGCAGATCCCATGCTTCCTAACGCGACAGTTTTGGGCGAAGTTGACCCCGCAGTTTTTCCTACGCTCAACCAGAACACGACCGGGACGGCGGCGAACCTGTCAGGAACGCCTACTTTGCCGAATGGCACGGCAGCGGCAACGCAAGCGGCAGACGACAGCAGCACCAAAATAGCCAGCACAGCCTTTGTGCAGCAGGAAATAAGCAACGACACCACCAAGTCGCCCGTAGCGGGCCCGGGTTCGTCTCAGGCGTTTACCGTGGGGAATTTCGGGTGTAACGGGAAAACACCACAGGCGGCGTATTCGGTCAACGCGGCGGCGACTGACCCGGCAACTACTATGGCACTTGTGAATCAACTCCGGGCGGCTCTCATTGCGAACGGGATAGCGGTTTAAGGAGGCAATATGAAACGGTTAATTTTAGCATTACTGATTTTCTGTTGTACTTGCGGAAGTGTTGACGCGGCGATTCGGGTAAGCAATCCAAACGGAACGCACGTTGAAGTTGCAAGTCTCGCGGCGGCGGCGGCGCTTTCTTGGGGCGGGGATAAAACGGTTATCGTGGATTCGGCGGTTTCTCTCTCTGGAAACCTGACCTGGCCATCCGACAGACTGCTTGATATTCGTCCGGGCGGAATTATCACGACAACTGGATACACTCTTACGTTTACCACTCCCCCAAGGGCCGGGCTTTATCAGATATTTGCAGGCACCGGGACTGTATTATTTTCTAGCGGTTCGTCTGTAGATGTTTACCCTCAATGGTGGGGAGCAATTGCGGGGGATACGTCCTTCGACCAGACGGCGGCATTCAATAAAGCAATCAATTCTGTTCCCGCTGGATACCCTGTCCATGTCGTTGTCCCGCCAGGGGATTACCGCGTCAATCTGGTGCTGTCTCACCGTGGGCTTGTTATGGACTTCCCCGCCGATACCATCGGCAGGAACAATGTTCGGTACAGCCAGTTGCGCCCGTGGAGCATCTCCTCGCCGGTCGTGACGCTTGGCGACGACACAGCACTATCTACCATGACGTTGCGTGGATTGAGCATCAATAGCGAGACGGCAAACGGCAGCGGGAGCCATGCGGCTATCGGGTTGAAGGTGACCGGAGGCGCTTACGAGGTCAGGCTTGACGATTTCAATGTCTCCGGCGCGTTCACCGATCACTTCGTGGACATGAACGCCGGGGCAACTGTGCAGACCAGTAAGATTTTCTTCAACGGATTCAATCTTGTTGAGGGGGCGGGGTCCGATCCTACGTCAACAATCAATATGTACGATGCAACAGGAGGGTCGTACCTCACCGCAATTTACATCAACAATTTCACGATAAACGGCGTCAATACGACACATCCGATCCTGGTCCTGGATTCGGCGGCACTCACGCTCACAACTGGGTATTTTGACCTATTCGGCACAAACGGCATCATGATGGAAGATACCGCAAGGATGCCGAAGCTGATAATGGTCAATACTGCAATCGACCTCGTAAGTGCAGGCGTGGCGCTGACAAACAATACGACCAACACCTTGAACGATATTATCAGCTCGGTAAATTCAACATTCAGCAGTAACGCAACTATTGATGATAAGGGGACGAGTGTAACAATCGGTGACGCGAATCTGATCGCTAATGCCCAATTGCAATATCCCATAGTCAGCGGAGCCATATATTTTGCTCTCTCAGGCACATATCCGGCGGCACCGGAACAGAGAATTTTCAAGAGCGGGAATTCTCTTTATCTCGCCAATGATTACGCATCAGCATTGCAGCAAATAAAGATGGCGAATGATGGAGCCGTGGAAATTACCGGAACCGGCGCAGCAGCAGGGACTATAAGGCAGCGCGAAATTGCCGCCGCTGATGCTCTTGTAGGTACGATATTTGTTGACTCGGCAGACCACAAACTGAAATTCAAGGATTCCGGCGGGACGGTCAACCTGTTGTACTGACGCGGAGGGCAACCATGCCCCTATACCTGGCCCGGAAGATAAAGGAACTGGAAGCGGAAAAGCGGCAACTCCTCGCGGAACTGGAAGAGGTGAAGGCGAAACGGGATGAATTGTTTTTCTGGTATCTGGATTTCACGGAAAGGGTCCGGGACGGTGGTTTCGTGAAACTCCCGCCTCCGGACCTGCGAATAGTTGAAAGGAGCCAAACATCATGCCCTGCAAAGATTCCTCCCGATGCCCCTTGAATGGCCGGATCTGTGAGTGCTGCACGAATAACGAACCGCCGGGAGATGGACCGGACCCGGAGATGATGGAACCGGGCGGCGGCATAATACCGGGGAGGTGAAATGAATAACTGGCCCAAGCAATCAGACTGTCACATTTTCTATGGATTCCCTCGGCTCTCCAATTTTGAGAGTGAGTATATCGTTTCCGTCCCTGTCCCGTGGTTAATGGTGACCGCATGGGATGGGCAGCGGGTCAAGAGTATTC